GTCTAGGATATTTATATCAATATCTGAGTCTTGTAAAAACTTAGATACATTTTTGTTGGCCATTTCCATGGACTTTAATTCCACAGTGCCAGCTACTTCAGGACCTACTTCTTGAGGTGCTTGAACATTTCCACTTGGGCTAGGCGCTTCTTGGCGGCCTCCTTCGATAGGTTTGGTTTGGATAGGTTCTTGCCCGACTCCGACTTCACCTGATACCCTTTGCTTGTTTTGACTATCATATAAATTTTGTGCTTCTTGTTGTACTTCTTTTGATACTGCTGTGTATTCGTTGCCTACCTTTTGTTGCCATGTATTGTCCTTGAACTCCATGATTCTAGGCATACCACCTTTCATCTGTGGTTCAAGTTGAACTTGATCACCCTCGGCCAAAGGTTTTGCTTCAGTTTTCTGAGCAAAATCAGTTGAGATGATTTTATTAATATCAGCAGTTTTACCTGCAAATATGGCTTGTTCTTCTTCAGTTAATTTTGTTCTGTCCTGTACTTTAGTTGCAATATCTTTTAATACCGCATCAGGAACATTGCCTGTATTAACAAACTCTTCGTAAACAGCTGGCTCTACTTTAGTTTCGGTAAAGGTCGGCTTAACTGTTCCTTCGCTTGTAGTTATTGTACCCTCAGCGCTTGGAATAGGCTCCATAACAGCATCCTCTGGTTTAACCTCCGTTGAAGTGTTGCCAGCTTTTAATTCTGCCTCAGCTGCTTTAGTTAATTTATCATTTTCGATTTTTAAATTAACGTCCGCCAATACCGATAATGCAGCTTTCTTTTGATCTGGTGCAGCCTGTGGATTAGTTAAAACATTTATTGCTTCTTGTTTGTCAGTTAAATCTTTTTCAGTAACTGGCTTTGGCTTAATACCTGTCTCTTTTATTTCGGCTTTTTTAGCCGCAACCATAGCGTTGTATCTTTCTTGAGTTAATCTTTCTACAAAAGAATCAGCTTTCTTTTTGTCTTCAGCTGATAAATTATTGTAATAATCTTTACTTCTAGCATCAACGGTTTTACCATAAACATTGCCATGACCCATAATAGCCCCCATAGTAAACGAAGCTACAAATAACTCTAAGTTTTTATCCATAGAGCCAAAATTTTCATTGAAATCTGACTTTAATTTTTGAAAGTCTTCCGTTGTAATCCAAGCGTCTATCATTGGGCCAATATTATTACCAGCCTCTTCAAAAGTCTCACCGACACCATTAGCAACTCTTTCACCGCTCTTGGCAATCATTAATGCCATAGACTCAGCTTTGTCACCAAATAGTTTATTAAACATTTGAGTGACATACCTCGTATTTATTAGTTTATTAACACCAACTACACCTAACCCACCAAAAAAACCAGATAAAAAAGTTGCTTCATCTTTAACCAATGAATTTGCTGGCATTAAATAACCAGCGGTTTTGTAACCCAATCCAGTCATTACGGGATAAGAAACAAGGTATTTACCAAACTTAGCGCCTGCTAAATATTTGCTAATTTTTGCAAAATCCATTGCAACAGAAGCTGATTTTACTAAACCTGTTCCAACTGTAAAGTATGGAATCATACCTAATGAAGTACCAATAAAATTACCCCACCATTCTTTATTGTATGATTCTGGTCCTTTAGCTTTTTCTGAAACAATTTTACCTGTTGCTTTTGATAAAACATCGTTTGGCAGACTTGATAAAGCTAATGATTCTTTTACGTAACTAGCTAATTCGCTAGGATTTGAAATTACATATTGGGAGGCAGGAGCTATAGTTTGCACCGCATTTTTAAGTGTAGTTTCAAAAAAGCCTTGATTTACATCTTTAACTGGATTTCTATTAATTAACACCGCAGGTGCTAAAGATTTCATTTTTTCTTCTATAGCAAAAAATTTGTCAAGAGTAGCATCCGTACCTATAAAGGATGCTAGTGAAGCCATTGTAGCTCCACTAGTACTTTTAAATACATCTTCGCCATATGTATTTTTTAGCCTTTGTAATTTTAAATCCCTTTCCTTGTTTAAGGTCAAGTAATAATTTTGCAACCTTTCTCTTGGTGTATCGCCAGGTATTTGAAATTTATCTAAAGTTGATTTGTTTTCAGAGTATTTCTTTTGAATCAATGCATTTTCGTCTAAGAAGAAATTTTCTTTTTGAGCTTTAAGATCTTTGATTCTATTAATGTAATCATCCCTACGAAACGCATCCCAATAAGTTGAAGTAATAGGGTTAAGATTTATCTTTTCTTCAAGGTCTTTAATTTCAGCGTCAATTTGCTTATACTTGTCTTCCTTAAATTTAGTATATTGAGCTTCCTGCTGAGCTTTGTCAGCTATTGCTTTACTTAAACTTAATTGAGCTGCTGGGTTACTTGGGTGCTTTTCTAATACTGATTGAGCGCTCTTAAGTCGCTCGTCAGCATCTCTTAAGTTTTGAACAAAGCTATATTCTTGCAATTGAGCTTCATCAAGATAAGCATTGGCAAAAGCACCAGATAGTCTGCGAAAATGCTCTTTTGAAGTAATACTGTAAGATTCATCAATATCTTTTTGTACTGAATCCCAAAGGTACTTTGTTTTTGCCTCTTTCTCCAATTGAGATTCCACTTCATTTACTCCAGTGCCAGCATATTTTTCTATTGTAGGAGATAATTTTGGTCTTTCTTCTTTTATTACCTTTTTTTCTTCTTTGTAGACTGGAAGGCCAAATATTGGATCCTTTGAAACTGTTATTGTTTTTTCAAATTTTGGCGGAATGGGTTTCCTAGATAGTACATCTTGCTCCGCAAATTTCCTATCCCTATCAAGCCCTTCGCCTACTTTGTATCGATCTAGAATAGATACAGGTTTTTCTAGTGTCTCATCAGCTGCCTCAACCTTAGGTGGTTTAACCTCCGTAGAAGGAGATAACGATTCGCCAGCTGCCAAATCCGATTGAGTAGGTTCTTTTTTTTTTAATCCATATTTGCTTTTAAAATCATTAACAACAAATTGAATATCAGCATCAGACTCTTTGTTAGCAACCATTTTACTAACAATTCCATCAAGCTTTGCTCTGTCTTTTTCGTTTAATATTAAATCGTCTTTTGCCATAATTAATACTCATATTTCTTTCGATACTCGTTAGATTTATCTCCTTTAGTCTTATTCTCCTCGTTATACTTATCAGCTTGTTTTTTCAATGCTTCATATTTTTTGTAAGCATCGTTCTCAGCAGCCGATCTTTGCACCATGTCTGGTGTTATAAATTTATCAGCCTCAGCTACAATAGGTTCGTATTTAATTTCACCATCTTCGGAATATTTACCGTTACCTTGTATAACTGGAATGTATTTTACTAAGCCTTTATCAAACGCTTCTTTGGCTGTGTATGTAACCATTTTCCCATCACTACCAGGTAAATTAAAGGTCGAAGTTTTTAGTATTGGCTGTTTATTTATACCCATAAGCTGACCATTATCAGTCCTTACTAAGGCAATAGCCATATTAGCTTCATTTAATTCATAGTTACCTTGTTTTTCTAAAGGACCGATACCTTTGTAATTTTTAGATAGACTAAGAGCTTCGGATCCAGGGATAACCAAATTTACACCATTAACGCCTTGAGCATTATGCAAATAGATATCTGTTGGCTCGCCATACCATCCAGTGTAAAGTGACATAGCTGAATTAACTTTTAAAGGTGCGCTATTAGCAACGTTTGTTTCGTAATCGCTATCGCTCCAACCGTATGATTTTCCAGTATCAATAATACCGCCTCTATTATCGCCAACAAACTGATTTTTCTTATACCTATATAAGTAGTCTTCGTAGTCCTTAAGAGTTTCAAAGCCCAATCTTTCTTTATTGTAATTATAAAACTTAATATTTTCTGGGTTGTTAACTCTTGACTTAATCTCTTCTCTTAATTGCTTAGCATTTAAACTTTTCTTTTCGCTAAAGCTAGTTAAACCTCTCCAAGCAGTTGTGCCTCCAAACGATTCAACATTTAAACCTTCTATAGGGCCGTATGGATCATATCTACGAACCAATAATGTTTGTGGGTCTATTTCTAATCTTTTGTCAGGAGTCATATACAGATACTCCTTGCCCCCTATCATAGTCGCTTCTAAATCATATTTGTCTGGATCCTTTGCGGCTGTGTCTATTAAAGCTTTATACATCTCACCTTGATTGGCTGATGCTTTAGCTGCTTTTTCCCATTTGTCAACTCTTTTATGCCAATCAGCAACCTGATCGTCCGCTAAATTGTTTATATCTTTTACTAAAGATATTGCAGCTCCTTCTTTTTTAAGTTGGTCTTCCATTTGAGCAAAATATCTCTTATTGTCAAAGTCCCAACCTTCTAAGTCTACATTTAAGGTCTTAAGATTAGCCGCTTTTGTTTTAGCGTCATTTGCTGCTTTAGCTTTGCCTTCCGCTCTAATTTGATTAGCAAGGACATCTAAAGGATTTGCTCCTATTTGAGCAGCTGGGCCTGTGTAAACTGCCGAACCTGTGCCTGCTCGTTTTTGATATACTAAACCTTTACCGTCTAACATTATTGATATTATTTAAACCTCTTTGCAATTGGGTCCCATGATTTTCCCGTAGCCTGCATACCATAAAAATCATTTCTTATTGGAGTAACACCATCAGAATAATATCCTCTTTTTGGGAAACTTATTTCTAAATCTGTAGTATAATCAAAAGGCCCAGGAGTTGGAGCGTATTTATTTTGTTGACCATAAAAATCATATCCACGTGATGGTAGATTTACTTCTGGCGCAGTTGTATATTGAAGAGGATTAGAACTAGTGTTAGTTGTAGTATTTGTTGTATAGCTTGGATACTGATTATAAGCTCCAGCTGCTAACAATTTATTAAACCTGTCATCTTGATATTGCATATTTGCTGCACCGCTGATACCGCTTGCAATACCTGTTGAAGCTGCTGCTAAGTTTCTGAATGATGCTTCTCTTAATGCCGCTTCAGCTGCTTTGGCCTCTTCGTATGGTTGCTTTTGGTTGTAATCCCATTGTTGGTTTTGATATTGACCCAGCATTCTCAACGCATTGCTTAATTGGCCTTGTTGACCTAGCCAGTTTTGGCCAGCTTTTAAGCCAATATTTTGAACACCCTCATTTTGAGCGCCATATAATCTTGCTATGTTTGAAGCCAAGTCAGCTGAATTAGCTGAAGCATTTTGTAATTGAGAAATACCTTTAGCGGTGTTTTGACCCAATTTAGCTTCCATTAAGTTTTGCCCAGGAAGCTCTCTCATGCCAGCTAGGTATCTAGCTTGATTAACTTGTTGTTGAACAGCTTCAGGAATCTCATATTTTGGTCTTCCAACCTTCTCTAACTCTTTAGCTTGTTGAGATTGCTTATAAGATTTGGCTAGCTGAATCCCTGCTGGGATTGCTTGAGCTAACAACATCATTGTAACTGGATCCATAGTAATAAATCGTTTATTTTACAAAAGTAATGAATTTATTATACTCTTGTTTAAATTATTTGCTCAATTCACTGTCCACACCGTGCACAATTACCGAGTACAATGTAGCCTCATCTGTGTCTGTGTTTTCTATTTGTTGAACCAGTGTTTCGCCTCTTAATTTACGACCACCCATAATAGCCTCGTCAACTGTTGGGAAGTTAGGAGTTAAGCCATCTCTTAAGTACTGAGCATACAACACACCTTCCTTCCATCTCCACTTAGCCTCTACAAGCCTAGACTCCATACCGTTAGGGTAGTTAACACTTGGCTCAATTGAGATGTCGCCTAGAACTGGAGAACTAAATGTCTTATCAGCATATACTGCAATTGAGGTGTATACTTTTACTTTAGGGTAGTCTTTGTTAGACACTAGCTTAACCTTCATTGAGTGTTGATTGCCATAGTAATTACATCTAGGGGCATCAATTCTATTGTGTTCATATAGCTTACCATTCATAAAAGACACAAACACTAAGGCATTGCTACCATAATATTCTGGAGAATAAGACATTCTAGATTTCCATCTGTTGTCAATTGGGTGGTAAACTATAGTCTGATCCTCAATTAATGGAACTTCATTAGTGTCAACAAAGCTAACATTTATATAATTATTAAAGTTATCAACACCTGCATATACATATATGTTTGGATTGTTTTTAATCTTATCAGATATATTCCTAAAATAGGTTTTAGCCTTGTATTCAGAAACAGGAACCATACCGTTAGCCGCATCTTGGATAAAAGCTCCATTGTTTACATCGTAAAAATACAATTGTCTATCATCAACACAAACGCTTTCAGGATGCTCGCAACCAAAGTCCAACTCGCTTGGGTTTTTGTTTCCTAATACTTTATCTGTCAATGTTAATTGATCATCTCCATTGGCATTAAATATCATACTTCTATTAATATAAATAGATGTATTCTTTTTAGTTTGAAGAACCTTTAATACATACCCAACGGTAGCAACCTTATTAATTGGTCCGTACCTTGCGGTTAATGTATCATAATCCTCACCGTTGAATTGACACAAATTGTTTATATTGGTGTTAGGGAAATACCTCCCGCCATATCTTAATCCATGCTCATATCTAGTTGTCTTACCGTTTGGTATTACACCATAAACAGATGATATGTCTATGTTTTGTGAACTATAAAAATCTGAATAATTTTCAGATTCCACAACAGTTAATAAGGTGTTGTTTTTAAATATTCTCCTATAAATATAACAATCGCCTCTATCCATAAGCACTTCAGCTGGAGTACCTGTGGTTAAATCTTGATCAATGTCACCTGCGTGTACTCTATTTGCTGTTCCTGCATTGAGTACTTCAAACACTTTTCCAAATGAAAAATATGGTCTAATTGTTAAACTTGATTTTTGTTTTATGCTATAAAGCTCAACAAGCATTCCCTCAGTAGTCCCAACAGTCATACCAGTTTCCATAACGCTTCTAGAGAATGGAGCTACTGTTAATATGTTTGTAGTAGTGTCAAAAGATAGTACTTTTACCTCTGTATAAGATGGCACATTTTTTTGAGCATTAGATATAAATCTTAAAATATCTCCTGTTTCAAATTGAAAATCAACCGATGTGGTTACCCTTTCTTTTGTAATGTAGTCTATTATATAACTACAGTCAATGCTATAATTACCTTGTGCATTTGGTGCAGACAATCCTTTGATTAAAAATTGTGTATATTTTTGTATATCGCTTAAGCCATAAACTATTTCATACGAATGAGCCCAAATTGGCGGTTGATTTGAAATAGATACATTAATACTAGACTTATATGCTACTTTGTTGTTTACGGTAGCAGATGGATTTGATTCTGGTAAATAAGGATTATATATAGACATATAATCGCCAGTCACAACACCGCCATCCCTACCTTGAGCATCTCTGTAAACAATGCCAAATACATGGTTGGCTCCCTTTTTAAAAGATGGGATCTTTTTTAGAGGCGGTGTAATTGTTGCTAAATTTACATCGATATATTCACCATCACCAGCCTTACCAATAGACACAAACCAATAAGTTGTACTATACTGGCCAAATGAATAAGTAGTTATGCCTGTTGCAGAAGCAATAACCTCCATTAAATGCTCAGCTAACATAGAAGGATAGCCAGCTATATCATCATAAGTTATTACATATGAAATATCATAAAACTTTTCGTATGATACTGTTGAGTCGTATACTCTAAATTTAAACCTTATTGTTGATCCAACTACAATGTAGCTTGGTTTTATAACTGGTATGTATAAGTCAAATACATCGGACGAAGCCCCAGTGTAATAAAAAGTATTTGATCCAGACGGTGGCACAACGGACCCAATTGGAATAGACGCTTCCTCTATATTTACAACATTAGTTGTCACGTCTAATTCAACTGACATATTTGGGTTTTCATACCCTTCAACGTTATTTGCAAATATTATTCTATTGCCATCTATTATTTCTTGAGTTTTTGAAACTTGTGGTACTGAGTCATAATTATTAAAATCTTCAGCCAGTTCTATTAAAACAGAGTCATTATAAAAATCAAAGTAATAATCAGTGTAGTCGTTTAAAACCCTTTGATTATTTTGATCGTATTTTTTTATAGGCGTGTCTATTTTACCCCAAACACCAGTATTCCCAAATCTTACGGCTATTTCTATTTCTCTTACAGTTGGATGTCCTGTATTGTATCCTACTTTAATATAGTTGTTGCTATTTGGCAATTCACCAGTAGCATTTTCTAAGCCAGGATATGAAGTAATTGAACCAGTGCTCCATCTAGAATATTCATTGTCGTCATAAATATATCTATATTTAGCCTGTATCATCTTTTCTTTTATATAACTAGTTTTTCTAGCTGGGTTAAAAAGAGATTCAATTGAAGGAGGGATAGATGGTTTGTATTTAATAAATTCAATAAATTGAACTTTTTGAGCGTCTGTGCCTGTGGCTATTAAATTGTCGTACGGGTGAGTTGCTGCACTTGGTGGCAATTGTGCTAAAAATTCTTTAGCGCTTTTTACATTTATTTTCCTAGGAGATACATTGTTATCTGTCCAAGTTAAAATATCGTCAACAATGTTAGATGAATGGATTTTATTTTCTTTTGTAAAACCAAGAAAATTTGTTGTAAAAGGTATAGATGCAACTGGTGTTAATATTGGCTCAACAATTTTGGTTTCGCACATATACTCTAAAATAGAATGATTGCCTAGTGAGTTGTATACGAAATAAATTATTGAGTTTGCCTTGATATTTCTAAGCGATCCGATACAGGTATTGTCACCGTCTGGAAGCGTAAAGTTTATCTCTACGTTTCCAAACATATTCTTTAAACTACCTTTTGCAGACGTACCAGTGGTTACGTTTATTGCATCGACGTAGTCCGTCGGTCCTACCAATCTGTAATCAGAGTCGTAGTCTAATCCTCCAGTAAATGCTCTTAGATCTTTCATTAACGCTTAGGTGCTTGAGACATTGTAGCATATTGGTTGTCAAGGTATTCAGTAATATTAAATGAACACTCAATAGTCTTTAACTTATATAGCTCTTTGTCGTACAATTGTTCTTTTCTCATTTTCTCGTTCATTGGGATTCTGAAGTCATATTCAGCTGTCTTCCAATGAAGATATGCTTTTAGTGCAGGAGCTGCATCTCTTGGAACTAATGCTCCGCCAGCTTTTACTCCGCTTGATTTGTATTCTAATATAACCTCGTTGTTAGGCACATTGCCGTGGAAGTAAATCACACGACGGTTCATGTCTATTCTGTAGTAGGCTATATTAAAACCACCACCAACACCATAAAGAGTGTTTGTGTATCTACCGTATCTGTAGTGAGGAGCAAAGAAGTATCCGCCCTCAATCATTGTTTGTTCATTAACATCTTCAATTGGCAGTGGGCAGATTGTCTCTGGTCTTGGAATAATTATGTCATTATTCATTGTAAGGGTCCACATTCTGTCACCAACCTTAACACCTATCTTTGTCATTGTAACAAAGTCAGTTGGTAGCTCGGCTGTTAATGTATCTGGGTTAACCGTTAAGTAGGCAACATCAATTGTGTTTATTTCAAACAATTGCATATCACTATAGCCTTCTATAGCCATTTGGATATACTTTTCCATGTTGGTAAGAGTCTTCTCACCTCTTTCATTCATGAAAGCCTTAACTACTTGTATAAGAGTTAAATATGATGTTACTTGGTTCGCCATTTCGTTTATTTAGTTGTTTGTATTGCTGTGCCGTCGTCAACAATATCCATCGGAGCCTTAGCACCCATTAATCCTAATGTAACTTGAACTATTTCAAGTTCCTTACCATCAGGAACTACTATATCGTCAGTTAATTCAAATTCATTAAACTTTAAAACCAACTTAGCCAATACTTGCTTCCAATGACAATCAATGTCACCAGAGTAGTATAGCTTCTTGCCTTCTAGTGTATAATAAATTAGACCAACCATTTGGTTAACGTCTAATCCATCCATCAAGAATGTATCTGTTTGCCATCTTGGGAAGAACGCTACACCCTCGTCTTGAGTCGGTGTGATCATTCTAATACCGTTGTTATTAATAATTGACATAACGGTCACTGGAAGTGTAGAGTAGTATCTGTTTCTAGTGGTATCCTCTAAGATGTCTAAGACAAACGACTTGGTTAATGAATCGTATCTCCATGAGTCTTTGCCCATGTCAGCAAGCATCTCTTGAGTTTGTGTTTGCTTTCTGTTTAGTACAGTATCAAATGCCATTGTCAAGTAAAGCTCAATCTCTCTTTCGTGATTTCGTCCACGAAGTTCAGCAGGAGCGTCGCCACCGTCTAGGTTACGCTTGATCAATTCTATCCATTGTGCTTTAGTCATTATTGTCCGTCGTTTTGTCTTTGTTTAGCAAGTTGAGTCATTCCAAAATCTCTGATGTTTTCACTTGCGTATTTAATAATTAAGTTAGCAATATCTGTGTGAGTATCATCTGGCCATTCCAATTGAACGCTGCTAGATGGCTTGTAAACATACTCATCATCAACAATGACAGCATCCCAATAAGGAGTAATTGGCATTCTTAAATAATCGAAGTCTACATAACCTAAATCTTTAGGATAAAATTGAAGGTATGTATCATAAAATACACACAATGGGTAACTTTTGTCTGGGTACACAATGCTGCTTTGGAGTCTGTCACCCAAAACATCATTGCTAATAGTTTCTACCGCTCTGCCATTATACCTGATAGAGCTGTAGTGAATATAATCGTCTGGAAGATCGGCATAACCGTTGATATCTACAGTTAACTGAGGCAGGTTTTTGCCACCTTTGCCAACTAAGAATCTTCTCATGTCGTCTATTATTTTTTGAGACACAGCCCATGCTTGTCTAGGCAAAGGCATACCTGGTCTATACTCCTCTGGTAAGCCATACTTAATTTTAAAGTATTCAGCATTAGCCCAAGCCAAACAGAGATTGTACTCCTCTTTGTTTAGAGTATTCCCTGATTGATGCTTGTTAAGCTCAAAGTTGACCCAATCTCTTATTTGATTTACGTTCATTTATTAAAAGTATATACCGTCAATGCTAATGTCGCCAGTTGGCAAGCCACCTTGGATAACCCCAGTAGCGTCATAATATCTGTAAATTATTAATTGACCTAATGAATTTATTACGCCAAATGCCATATAATTAGTGCTATTGATACCTACAGTTGTTATAAGATTAACAGGAGATGAAGGCCAATATCCAGATGGTAAAGTGCATAATAAAACGCCTACAGTTGCAATAGCTGGATTTGAATTGCTAATAACACCTCTTAAATATGTTGTATTGGTTAGGGGATCAAATTTATATGATGCTTGATGAAAACCAACAGCTGAATTTCCAAAACCAGATGCAAAATTACCAGGTGGTATAGCTGCAAATGAAGGTTGAGCAACATTCTTCCAACCTGTACCTGTCACATACTGCAATCTGTCACCATTGGCTAAACCAGAAATTGATACATCGCTTAATGCAGCCAATGTTGTAGGTGGAGTGTATACAATCCATTTAGATGTGCCGCTATCCCATTTCACTGATTGACCGTTAACAACACCTCCAACGTTTACATCGCCTAATGAGGCAAATAAGTTATTAGCGTTAATCCAAGCAGTGCCATTCCATTTTAATATTTGGCCGTTAGTTAAAGATGTTAAAGTTACATCAGTGCAATTGGCAATTGATGGAGAGGCAATTAACTTAAACTTAAATGAAGAAGTTGTTGCGTCCCAATATAACACTTTTTGATCAGATAATCCTGTGCTATTTACATCAGTTAAGTTAACCAAAGCCAACTGAGGTAAACCTCTTTGCCACTGACCTAAACCTTGATTCCAAATCAAAGTTTGACCTGTAACGCTAGCAATATTACCAGTGTTTACATCACTTAATGCATTGATGCTAGTTGCTCCAATGAATGTATTCATTTGAGTTGTCAACCAAGTTCCATTTACCTCAATGTTAAATGTAGTGGTAGTCCCAACTGTAGTTGCACTTATTGCAATTGAACCACTAGGGGTTGAAGTCATTGCGATTGTGTAGTCTGAACCACCTACGTTTTGGCAGCAGCCTACAACTTCTTGAGGCAATCCATCAGCGCAATCTGCACAATCACAACCACAGCCGCAAGTATTTGCAATGTCGCTGATAATTGTTAAGTATTGCTCATAGTCTGGTTTACCACATTGCTTACCTACTGTGTATGCCATGTAAGCAGCTGAAGCTTGAGAAATGTATTTAGACATCTCAAGGGCTTTTTGTGGAGCAGTAGTTAAGTAAGCAGCATATTTAGTTGCCATGTTTGTTAAGCAACCATATACTTGACACAAGCTATCGCTTGAAGACACTAAGTGTTCTTTAACTCCTTTAATTTCATCAATTGTAGTTATTATTCCAGTAGTACTGGTAATATCGGCAATAAATATGTCTGTCCAAGTGCCAGTCCAAATTGGATTGATGGTTAACTCTTGCAATGGGCTAAGAATATCAGCTTTAGCAGGAGTTATGCCCACAGGGTAGCTAACAGTGTGGCTTCTAGTTACTGTTGCCGCAGCTGGATAAACTGTAACGTCGGTGATTGTCATGCTTGAGCAGCACTCATCTGTTACCCAGTTTAAGCAAACTGTAGGTGATACGTAGCTATAGTTTTGTACAAATGTATTTGTAAAGATTTGGTTAACTGTGTAAGTTAATGTAGCTAACGCAGTTAATGTGCCCAAAGTTTGAGTTACAGTTATGGTTGTTAAGTTAGTTGAACCGTTATATGTAGCAGATACAATTGTTAATGCTGTAGTAACCGTATCAACGCAATAAAAGCTAGCAGCTGATGGATCTAAAATAACTGAAGTATAGTCACCAGAGATTGTAAGTGTTTTTGCAGCTGAGTTGTTAGATGTAATTAAGTTAGATTGTTGAGCATTTAAAATCTTAGCTGTGTATGTAAACGTATAGTCACCAGTCTTAACCGTTCCATCAGTGTTCAAAGGCAATGCGCCTAAGTACGCTGAAGTGTGAGACGTGTTATAAGTGATGTTTGGTGTGGTATACGAAGTATTGTTATAGAACTGAAGTCCTGATGGATCAACAGCCTTTAAATTACCTAGCACGTTGGTGTATCCACCTACGGTAGCATAATTTGAGCTATCTGTAAATCTGAAATTTTTTGGCCCGTTTGTGTAGTTAAACTCAAGGGCTATTGCTAATTGTGAAGCAGAAAATGCCATGGTATTTGTTTATTGGGAACAAATTTAGCATTTTTAAGGATATGTTGTTTGATAAATTACTTTCAGCTTTTGGCTATTCTCGATATTGAGAAGATAAGTAAAATCATCAGAGCAACTCCAAACGCAAATCCTGCCCAATATCTGTCCCACCATTTCTTTTTTTCAGTCTGATACAGAACCTTTTCTTTTACCTTTATTGAGATAATCGTGTCGGTTTTTACCAAGGTTTGCTCTAGGATTTTTTCTTTCCACTTGACAACTGAGACAGTTTTAATTCCGTCCTTAACAATTGTAAATGTATCGATTTCTTTGAGGGTATCACCCTTAAAAACTGTATCTATTTTAAAGCCTTGGATTGTATCGTGCACCCAACGGGTAGTATCACCAAGGTAATGGTTTTTTATTAACCAGTTCATTTTGTTGTTGGCTCTCTTATCTTTAAGAGCTTGACAACTAGTTATCAACAATAAAATAACAATTAAATATCTCATTAGTATATCTCCTTTGTAAAATAATCAATTCTTCTGTTGTGCACCTTGTAATTACCGTTCTCTTGGATTTCAATCATTGCAAAACCTTGGTTATGTTTTACACAAAACGGATCGTAATCTGGGGCTAATGTGCAAAGACAGCCAGTTGAATAGGTTGTGATAATTGCGTTTTCTAACGTGCTCTCAGAGTGTTCAGACGTTTGGTGGCAGTGACCTATTAACATAGGACCTTTAAGTCTTGTAAACACGCCTCTAGCTGGATTAACTGGAGAAAATGCTCCTCTAACAACCATATGCCCATGGGTCATCGGTAATTTCCCAGCCATCAAGATCACATTTTGATCGTGCCAAACAATTTTCTTTTCTCTTAACTTTAGTCTAGACGACAGTGTGTAATACTCGTCATGAAATAGAGCTGGAGCTTTTTTCATCAAATATCTTTTGTACCAATTGTCGTGGTTGCCTTCGATCCAATGAATTGCACACTTAAATCTTTCGTTAAGCATATCCAAAAAATTGTCAACCATTTCAAACCACTCTCTAACCTCAGAATACAAAGGTGGTGGCGCATCATGAGATGTAAATGGCTCATTATCAAGTATATCTCCCCCTAATACAATGCAATCGACTTTATTGTCTAAACCAAATTGTAGGGCGGCTGTTAAGGCATCATTGTCTTGATTAGGGAAATGTATATCACTTAACCACAATACTCTTGTAGCTCCTTCTAGCTTTACAAACTTTCTAACGTTTGCTTTTGACTCAGGTAGTCCAAATGGATTTTCACGAGATTGAACTCTTTCAGTTTTTATTGGGTTTTTAATTTTTGCCCATCTTCCTGAGTGTTGGCTTAATAATGTCCTAGCTGCATTATAGCTTGTAAACAGTGTTGGATAATGCTCCATCAACAATTGAGCTAATGTTCTAATTGATGAGGATGGGTATTGAGCTAGATACTCTCTAGCTATTTCACCTTTTTTACTCGTTTTGGCCATCTTCTTTTGTAGTTTTAGGTTTGCCCCATATCTTGTCAACAGATGTGAAACCTAAGGCTCCTACTGTAATAAGTGTAATCGCATCTACCAATGTAGCCGATGGATTAATGTTTGGGTAAAATGAGTTAATAATTGTGGCTGCGCATAGTGTAAGTGTACACAATATGCCTGCAAATCTTTTTGATGATGGAGCACCGTGTTCATCGTGGAACAGTTTAGATGCCCATAAAATTATCTTTTTAATCATAGTTTAAAATATTGGGTAACTTGTACCTACGTATCTATGCATTTTCTGAAGCTCCTTAACAGACTTGCCAAATGTTTTTTGGAAGTGTGGCATATCTACAAATTTCCAATCACCAGCCCATTCCCATCCGTGTAGTTTAAATATCTTTACAACTTCCATCCAATCAGCTTTGCCGTCACCATCGAAGTCAACATTGGTTTCCCATGAGGCTGATTCGTACGATCCGTTATTGTCTTTATCGACTAATAACACGATGTCAATTGCTAGTCCGTAGTTATGATACGACTGACCGCCTTTGGCATTGGTAACTATCTTGCCAGGCTTTGTTCTACCCTTAGCGTACAACTCATTCTGCTCCTCTATTGTTCTTAGAGTAAATGCAAATCTACACAATGCTCTGCCTGTTAGGGCTTCACATATTTCTTTGTAAATTTCTAATGCTTCGTCTTTTAGTTTTGGGTGTAAGTTAGATATCCTGTCTATTGTAACTTTGTCCATATTATTTTATCTTTTGTGGCTTAAATGGTTCTGGTTCTTGCTTTCTTCCTGTGAAGTATTGTTTGATCAGATACGATATTAGAGTTACTAGTCCTATGTTAAACACTCTAAACCAATTGAAGTCCCACTTTAAGTGCTCTAACAATATGGTAAAAACTTGTATCGATAACTCTCCTATTGCGGCCAATACAAACATTACTAAACTTTTGAAAAGGTCAAATAAGTTTAAGGTTAAAAACTTAGATACTTCCTTTTTCATCTGACAAAGATACCCCAAATTTTAATAAGTTGTTTACAAATAAAAACCCCTACAGTTATGCAGGGGTCTTCACCAATTATATAATTATGTCTATTTTAAGCTGATCTCAAAGATAGTAAGTTTTTTAACTCATCTAACATCTCTGGGTTTTTACCTTCCAAGTAGATGAACAATGCACCCTTAGGATCTTTTTCGCCTTTTTGGTAGGTAAAAATTGGCTTACCTTCTGGCTTGCCATCTGGACCCATCATAAAGAATGACTTTCTAATTGAGTCTTGAGAAATGATACCGTTCTCAATAGCGTTAGCTATGATACTACGTCTTTCAGCAATTTCTTCCTTAGGAGCATTCTTCTTGTCAGTTAAAGTTAAAAAGATATCAGCGTTAGCTGGGTTAAACTTAATTAACTTTTCAAGCATTAACTTTAATTCATTAATGTCATCCATTGCATCAACATTAGGAATCATAAAGTTCTTAGCAACAGTTTTGATTGCCTCATCGCTTAAGCCGCCATCTTCCATTTCATTCCACAATCTAGCTGTAATTGTAGATTCCATGTTTTTCTTTCTAGCAATAGCTCTTCTTTCGCCTTCTGGATTCTCAACTTCAAAGAATGCTAAAGGATTGCTTGAGTTTTCAACCTTGGTTACGATTTGGCTTGAAAATCTCCAAATAAAATAAGCTAAGTCATTGTCAGTAATAGCTAATCTACCACCAACAACTTGAGTTCCATTATCAGTAAATTTTAAACTACCATCTCTTTGTGGGATACCAGCTGTTCTTGAGTATCTTACCTCAGCCATTTGACCGTTGTAAAATGAGTTAACCACAAAGTTCAACTTCATACTTTTTGGCATTACAAGTTTGCCTGGGTTATCCATATCTGGTTTTACCAAATGAGAGGCGTACTTTAAAATAATAGGATTGTCTTGTCTAATACGACCGTATTGGTCTAAGTGTTTGTCAAATTCTCTACAGAATTTTTCGTAGCTGTCCTTGTCTTCTTTTGTTGTTCTTTTGAACAATTCATTGTTTATATATAGCATAAATTTTTTGGTTTTAAATTAAAAAATGTAAGGGGCTTTTTACACCCCTTACACTAGTTTTAGTTATGATTAGGTAGTTACCAAGATCATTTGGTTTGCACCCATGATGTGAGCACCCATGTCAGTTCTGATGAACGATTTGTTTACGTCCACTGAGCTAACTTTCATGCCTGGTCCAGCACCATTTACTGACCATACTTCCATCTTACGAGAGTAACCGTTTAAGTTTTTGTAACGTGCACCGATGTTGTCTAACATTTGACCACTCTTAGCGTCTTTCACTTTGTTCATAGGTAAGAATACACCCATACCGTCAGTGATTGAACCGTTGATACCGAAAGTTTGTCTGTTAGAGAACTCCATCATACGTTTGAACATAAATGTTCTGTTTGATTTCTTCAAGTAGCTGAAATCTACAGAGATTGATTTACCATCAACACCAAATCTAGAACCTAATTGTTGTTCGATTTCATAGATAATGTTAGTGTTAGCTAAGTAAGCAACCATTGTGTTTTCGATTTCATCGCTGAAAGATTTAGATACTAATGACATTACGTACTCACCAGCATATTCTCTATCTAAGATACGACCATAAGCGTCGAAATCAGTTACTGAGAATGCACCTGGTACATAAGTATCAGTGTTACCTAAAGATTTGATTGTAGGGATTAAACCGTTAGTTGTTCTGATTGGTAAACCAGTTACAGGGTCTGTGATAGTACCAACTGTAGTTTCACCAAACAATAACGCACCAGAGATTTGTTTGCCAATTCTCCATTCCATGTCCATCCAGTTCAAGTTGTACCAGCTGTTACCGCTAGCAATTTGCTCAGAACCGTTTACGCTACCTGGAACTTCAATCCAACCATCAAACCAAGTTTGGTTAGTTAACTCTGTACCTGTTACAGCCAAAGTTTCTTTCATGATTTGAGTGTAGTTTGTACGTTTAGCAGCACCTGGCATGATACCTTTTGGTTGATCGCTACCTTCAGAGAAAGCGTTAGATACCAAAGAGATTTCTTCACCAGCAGCAACGCTAAGACCACCTGTCCATGTATTAACTTGTGTGATAGTTAAAACTGGAGCTGTTGGAGTTGTTACGTTGATAGCTGTAATGATACCTAATTGACCTCCTTTGAAGTAAGTGATATCATTTAAACGTGGGTAGAAGTTGTTAAAGCTGTCTAAGTTAGACGGGCTTAAAGTTACGGTGATAGTCAAAGCTGGAGCTGTACCAGTACTTGAAACCGCACCTAAAGAATTGAAAGTTGGGTTCTTCAATTCGTTTTCATAGTGTGAGTAGCTAGTTGCTCCCACAGGCTTAACAAAGCCTAATTTTTCTAAAGTTAAGAACCAAGAAGATCCTTGATCACCATAACGGTTGAACATTTTGCTCAATACGTCTGGTTTGTGTACATCATATGCAGATACATAATTACTCTGATACTGCGCTGCTACGTTTGCCATTTTGTTTAATTAATTTTTTGTTTTAAGTTTTTAAAGTTGTTTGTTTGGAGATTCGCTACTTAAACAACTTTTCCCACTTCTCCAAGATTTGGTCTGAAGCGGTTTTCTGTTGTTTGCCAGCAGCAGGTGTCTCTACCTTTAGGGCGGAAGGATTTGAAATCTCCTTCTCTAGCTTTAGCTTCGTAGCGCTCTCGGCTCGCTGCATAACCTTTCCAACAATCTGATACAGATTCTTGGCTTTAATCATGTCATACTGCTCGCTTACTGCATTGATTAGATTCTCTTGGTTAATTTCCAGTCCAGAATTTACCAATCGATTCACTACCAATTGAGCTTGCTCTTTTGCTTCAGCTGGTGATAACTCTATGTAGTCTATTGTCTCAAATATGTCTTGGCCATTCTTATCCTTTCCCTTCGGTACTTGAACAGGAACTTTCCCAAATATTTGATCAGTGTTAGACTCAACAATATTAGCCCATTGCGCCTTGAGCTCTTGTTTTTGTTGTATAGTGTCGTTCACCGTCAACACAGGACCAGCCTTTTGAACTTTGTCCATAGTTTCGCTAATTAATTTGGTCGCCTCAGCAGCCTTACGGTCTAATCTGAATTGCTCCATTTGTGCTCTCTCTTGAGCTTCCTCCAAGTCATCCCCATATAGGTCTTCGTTGTAGGATGTTTTATACTCCCTTCTAATTGACTTCATTAACAAATCTTTCTTGTCTGCTAATGATGGGTCTTTTAGTATCTCGGCAATTGCTAATGCCTCAACAGGATCTTTTTTATCAGCCAATGAAAACTGTTTTACTTGTTTTACAAAGGCAGGATCTTCAATACCAGTTTGTAGTGCAAAGTTGTTGATCTCCTCAATATTCTTTGAGTGGAACTTAGCTACAGACTGACCTTTGATCTCGTCATACTTTTGCTTCGCATCTTGAAGAACTGGTAACTCTGATAGAACCCCTTTAAAAGATTCAACATCGTCCATAGACGCAAAGTTAGTTCCAAAGGTTTCGTTAATCAATTGCAATCTGTCGATTGATTCGGATTCTTTGTCGTTTGATTCTGAGCTAATTGGAGCCTGTGGTTCTACTGGCTCTTGTGGTTCAACACCTGTATCAACTGGTGTTTGTTCTGAAGCTGGAGTTTCTTTTGGCTCTGGTGTATTGGCTTCTACACCTAAACCGCTAAGAAAGTCAGCCTTCATTTGGTCCATATTTCCTGTCATAAATATTGTATTTGGATGCAAAGTAAGTAAATTTTTCACTAAGTTGTTTTTTTTAAGTGAAATAATTTGCTCTTTATTAAATAGTTGGAGGTTTTGCGTCAACCCAAACGCCATTAACTTTAATTAGGTTTTTATCTATTAAGACTTGTTCTTTATTCTTTTTGCGTTCAGCAATATACTCAGCCTTTTTTATATCAGCCCACATTTGTTTGTTGCACGTATAACATAGTACACACAAATCCTCTGTGTTTTCGTTGTATAGTCTTTTAAATGTTATGTGATGAACAAAGAGTCTTTCTGTATTGCCACAGTTTTCACAGCAGCGACCTCTTTCCCTAAAAACTTGTTCTTTTTTTTCTTGCCACTCAGGGCTCTTTAGATAGTCGATATATTCTTGACTCTTTTTACCCATTTTTTCATGTCAGTGCATGAGGGGTCTATTACAAGCAAACAATGATTATTAAAAGATATACCGAAGGTATACCATTTCTTTAATCTGTTTTCTCGTTTGCAGTATGCTCGTTCGGTGGCCAAACAACGGATTCAATAAACTCCACTTTAGCTATCGGCTGTACATTGTGTTTGCTAGTACCGAAGACCTTACGCCTCAAAAGGTGCTTTTCGCTATGAACTGAACAATTTGTTTTACCCCCATTTTGTTTTGTAGCACGCCTGCACAACTACTCTTGGTGTAGGGACAAGAACCAAGTTTTTAATCATCTAACAAAGGGTTAGCTAAGTCTTCAAACCGCCTTCCCTTTGCAGATGTGTTGCAAGTATAATAAAAAAATATTACACTGCAAATAAAATTTGTATTTTTTTTAACCTTGACCTCGGCTAAGCTTTACATAGTTCTTACTAGTCTTAGTTTTAGAACACTTTGTTTTAGCGTGTATGTTTTTGCGTCTTTTCTTAGGTTTTTCTTTGTGTAGAGTAGATGCTACTGCTGATGATTTTTTACCTTTAGGTGCCATGATTATGCTGGAATATTAGTTGGTGGAACTTCTTGACCTTGAGGCGGTTGTGGTGGTTGTCCTTGCGGAGCACCTTGCTGTTGTTGCATAGCTTGTTGCTGCTGCATCATTGCTTGTTGTACCATTGCCTGTTCGGTTTGTTTCTCCATCATATCATGTTGGTGCTGCATCTCAATTGATTTGAAGGTCATTTGTTCGTCTACCTTCATACCCATTTGAAGTCTGATCTCATCCATCTTTAAATAGTGTTGAAGCTCAATAGTTTTTCTCTTTTCTTCGTTTTCAACTTTGATCTTATCAATTTCCATTTGAGATAGCATTTGATCTTGCTCACCTTTTTGTTGTTGCAACATTTGTTGTTGTTGACCTTGAGCTTCGATAGCTTGTTGCTTCTCCTGTTCTACTCTTTTCAAGGTCTGTTGCTCTTTATTTGCTATGTAAGCCTTAGCCCACTTAATTTGTCCTTTAGATACAAAGTCTTGAACCATCAAGTAGTCAGCGTAGCCTAATAATGGTGTACCTTGTCTACCCACTCTCAAGCTTTCAAGAGCTGCATTGATAATGTTTTGCTTTTCTTGAGCGTCTGGCTTAGCTTCTATTCTAATACCAAACATTGCATTGTTGATCTCAGAACCAATTTTTAATGTTTGTGTTATAGCGCTGCCTAAAGCCTTAAAATAACTCAATTCATACTCACCGCTAAACTTAACCATTAATTGTATTCTTAGAGCTGCATTTCTAAACACTCTTTCCTTTAATGTAATATAGGCAGAATACATTGGTTTTAGCGTCGTAGATGTAGCTTGAAGTGACATCTCTGATACACCTACCAGCTGATCATTTACAGGCGAGCTAGCGTCAGCTATTCTATTAATACCTATAATCTGTCTGATCATATCAATATCGTGAGATATTAACTGTAAGAACTCCTGGCCTTGTACACCCAAACCACCTTGTAACTCTTGGATAGGTTTGTAGTTAGTTTGACTAGGCATATATGTTCTATGTGTAGTAGCTTGATATAGAATATCACCAGTTTGGTTTCTAATTTTAAGTACTTCTAGTGGTGATAATTTATTATTACCAATACTTATATTTAATAACGATCCATACTCAATTGCTAATCCACTTGGGGCTGCTTTTGCTTTTGCGTTTTGTAATTTTAACCAAGATAATTGAATGCTATCCAACAAAGGAATCATTCTCTTAATCATACTGCCGCCCTTTAATCTATAGGCGTGGTAGCTTAAGTTAGCTTGTGAAGGAGTTGGTCTTGGAATGTCAAATTGATGACCGTAATCCCAAGCAAACTCAGTTCCTACAATCCACTTACATTTGTAAACCATAAGTGTCTTAGTGATATGAGTTTTTCTCTTGTCACCAGTTCTTACTTTACCATACTCATCTTGGTGAACGATTTTTTCACCTTTAGAGTTAATTCTTTCAGTTGTAAACTTAAAATCATCTGATTTATATTCAGCGTCCATAACACACACTCTGAATGTATCATACTCGTAACGACCAAATTGATCAATGTACCAGTTGTTGATAATTGCAGGGTTGTTGTATTGGTTAACTGACTTAGCCGCAATTTCTTGCAACTCTTCTTCTGTAAATGTAGCTGTTCCGTCAGGATTGTTTAACGCTCTGATTTCTGCAATTGTATAGAAGATGTATTCACCAGCAAATGGCATATTAGCAAACTCTGTTTGTTGTACATATGGAATAACACACAAAGCTGGGTCACAATATCTTACCTTAATTTTTTGAGTTTGTGGGCAAACATAATCTTTAGTAACGGCTACACCTAACTCATACAAGTCTTCAAATATTTTACGCTTAATTTCTTTCCATTCAGATATATACTTAGTATATCTTAATGCTTCCTCAATAGATATTTCACTCTTTAATCTAAAACCACCTAAAGACGCAAACATTTGCAATTCTTGCATTGTTTCTGGAATGTAGTCTGGTCTTTGAGTTTTTAAACCAACAGCTTTTTTAACCTCTTCAATCTGCTCGTTCATTTGTCTTTCCATCCACAACATCCACTTAGCCTCTTCTCTTTCAGCAGATGATTTCTCGTCTACACCGTCAGCATAAATGTCGTGTTCAATGTCTTCAAATGTTCCTAAGATTACGTTTTTAAAATTTGGGGCAACAGATAAGATCTCCCAGTTTAAGTTCATGAAACCTTGTCTAACAAAGTCAGAAGGTTGTTGGGTTGGACCACTAACACCAGTTGCTTGTGTAGGCAATGATGGCGTTGGTCTTTTTGTTATACCCAACCAGTCCATGTATTGGAGCTTATCTTGGTTACCGTTACCGTACGCTCTGAATCTAGCGAACATATCAACATCTGAGTAATTAATACCAGTCAGATTGTTTCTGTATAATGAATGGATCGCTTGGCAGTACTGAACATTCCAGTCTTTTTTCAATTTAATAGAAGGGTCCACATCGTGGGCTGGAAAATTGTAAAGATTTGGCGTGCTATTATCGACAAAATTTTGCATTAATAATAAAAGGTTTCCACAAAGGTATAGTTAATTTCGTTATCTTGTTTTTGTTGTTTTTGTACGTCTGGCAGATAGTTGTCTATGCCTAGCATGGCATAACCCCCAGCTGTAAACAAGTCCCAGTTGGTCATATCGTCAACGCCTTTGATATCACGCACTTCCTGCAATAGTTGAGCGTGCTTTTCTTTGTGAGCGTGTCTCTCAATGTGCGTTTGGTAAAGTTGAAATATTTTTTGCTTTACCTTTTCGGTTGTATCGGCACCACCTGCATTATCGTATTTACCATTTGAAAACTTGTGTATCAACATTCCGCTATAACCATTTTTTTCAAAGTGTTCTCTTACAAAAGGTACGTTTGTTTCTGGGAACATTGGACAACCCCAATACACGCACATCTTAATCATGTCGTCTCCGTACTCTTCCTTGGTGTCTGGCCTAAATGAGTAGACGCAAACAAACCTACAACTCTCCCATTCTTCTAGTGGCTTTTCGTATGAGTCAATCATAATGTCATGACCCCAGAATACAGCGCCTGCACCGTTTGATCGTTTTTTGCCTTTGGTTGTATTGGCTTTAAACGGGTCAGCTCCAGCGCAATACATTATATTGTTGGCTACAAACGACTCAAGTGACTGATCCCAAATAACTTTGTTGGCTTTGTCTGGCGACAGTTGGTAAGACATCTCAAACCTACCGTTTTCGTGTGGAATAAACTTGACCCCAGTTTGATAAGGTGTACCAATCCACTCAAAGTTACCTCTAGTTACAGCTGTTTTGTCTTTTCTAATCTCATCTAGCCTGTCTTCTATCTTGGCTATGTTAAAGAACGGATCTTTTGAGTTAGACCTGAAACAACCTCTGTAAGTTGTTGGGTGTTCTCGTTGGAATTGGAGTAACTTATCTTTTTTAGGCAGAGTCTTTAGGTATTCTATTGTGTTTAAGATAAACTCCCTGGCTCCTATAGATGTTCCTATCTCTTTTGCTTGCTGTTCGTTTGGCGTGTCAATTACACTCATGCCATAGCTGTCCACATAACCCTCTAGACCATCCCAAGCTGGAATAAATAGTACATATAATCCTGTAGCAGTCTGACCGTTGGCGTTTCGTTTTCCATACTGTGAGTTTTCGCACAAATCTCTAAACTGCTCACCACCGCCAAGCTCCATTTCACCCACCGTAGACGTGTGTATGCTGAAACCGTGGATTTTACCACCAGCACCCGTTGACAATGTTAACTGCACAACCTCCCATCTTTTGTTTATGTCTACATTTACAGCTTTACCAACCTCTTCATGATGGTAGAAGTATAGCTTTGTTCCGTCATATGCTGTTTCTACACTTGCACGGAAACTAATCTCGCTACCTAGCGACTTGCCTGACTTGTATTTCACACCAGCCTTACCCCTGGATGAGCTTGCTCTAAATGCTAGGATAGCCTTTGGGTCATCGCCGCCGTTGTGGTTAGGTTTGAAGAAGAATGGCATTGATCTCCATGGATCAACAATGTGTTTTTGGAACACGTCTCGACCAGAGTCGTCCGTCATTGACTGAATACCACCCCTTGCCTTAATTAATAGGCTTATAATACAGTAATGTATACAGCTAGTCTTGTAAGTTGCACCCTCACGTCGATGTTTAGGGTAAATAAACCCATAACACTTAGGATCATTGTAGCAAAATCTAGCAAAATGGAAAAAACGCCTATCTCTATCACGATATTCTGGTAGCCCAATGTCAAGTTCGTAGTAGTTTAAATACATATAGTGCCACCCATCTATATATGTAGGCACACCGTTGTTAAAAAACCAATGACCATAGACACGCCTAAGCCATTCTTGCTTTATAAACTGTATTTCGTTTTTGTAGTATTCGGGTTGCTCCTCTATCTTGGCCCAAATTTCATCTTGAGTCAAGAAAAAACCATCTTCGTCCTGAGCGTTCTGTAGCTCAAATAATTTTACAGGTATTTGTGTGCGCTCAAATCGTTGATCCTCAGCTTTTTTACCAAATCCTGCTATAAGATTCCAGTCTGGCTCCTCTGGCATTTGAACGGTTATAGTGTCCAGGTCAGGATCCTCCTCATTAAACAATATAAACTTCTCGGACTTTTTGTAGCCCTCAAGCACCTTTGGCTTAATACCAAACTTTTTATACTTCTTGTAAATCTCTAGCTCCTTACTCATCAGAAAGATTTATTTTGCCTTTTTCTTTTAGCTCGTTTGCTATATCTTCTGGGCTTAGTCTTAGCTTGTCGTTGTTAATTGATTTGTACAAAGACTTCATAAGCCCTTTATCTTGATCGTGCTGTAACACGTCATTCATTGCCTCCTCGTAAGCCTCTTTTGTTTTTTGCAGGTCTGTAATTTTAGCTGATTGGCCAAGCAATACCTCCTTCATAATTTGGTAGTACATTGCCTCTAGTAAAACTACGTGAGCATAGCCCACATTACAGTGCAGCTTTATAAATGCTACAATCATGTCGGTCACTTTGTGGTTACGACCCTGCAAAACATCTTCAACCTCCTTGTTAAATGTCTTACCCTCCAGCTCGTAGCCTGCGTCAATAATAGCCCTAACCTTTCTTTGGGTTATGTCTTTATACTTAACGCGATACGGTGAGTTTTTATCGTAAACATACGCTATATACCTTATAACCTTATTGGTGTCTAATGGAGGTGCTAGCTTTTTCTCAAATTCTGAGTATAGTTTAAGTTCTGGAAACTGGACCAAAAAGCTTTTGCTCATGTCAGCCTCAAAAACGTTAAACATCATCCGTTTAAAATCGTCTGGTGTAAATTCCATTATTGCAAATTTAACTATTTAAATTCATTTTATGTTAGTTTTATTTCTGGCGACCAACAGCGACAATGGTTTGGCGTTATCCAACAATCTTTTCTTAGCAAACGCAGGCACGTCTATTTCCTCTATCGTATATTCACGTTTAATTGTTATTTTACCCTCTGGGTTAGACGGTCTGGCTGTAAACTTTATGGTTGTATCATTTGCGTAGTTATACGCAACTATTTGATTGTTGTATACCTTAACCTGTATGCTAAATCTTGTGTAGGGTAAATCGTAAAGGTCTAAAATCTCTTTAAACAGCTTCTCGAAGAAGTCATCATTCTTATACCTTTCAAAGTTTGTCTGTATGGTTACATTTAAATAACCGCTCAATAAATAATACTTGACGGTTTGCTTACTGACTACCATGGCCCTTCTTAATAGAAGCTCCTTGATCACTCGCCTTTTTCGCCTGACCATATAATATAGTCTACCGCCAGAGTTACAGTGGTACCCCCTATCAATTCCAACAGACTGCGCCAATTCATGCAACTCTTTATAGTTGTCTGATGGGTCGTCGCTAAAAAATATTTTGAAGTCAGTGTAGATCATTCTCTCATGTAGTCGTTGATAAGCTTTACAGCCATATCTAAACTCCAACAGAAGTGGGCTTGATACCCTTTTGACTTTAATGTTCTCAAGGCACGTTCCTGCTCTTGAAGATGGTCGTAAATCTCAATAACCTTTTTCTCCTTATTGGTAACCTTGACCACTTGCTTCTTAAGCTCACCGTTTAGTTTGTATGGAGACTCTTTCTTGAGCTCTAGTGCTAAACCATGGAAACCATTTCTAGGTTCTAATATTAATAAGTCAGGACATGAAAAGTTTTTCTTTTGGATCGCTTTATTTCTAACACGCTGTGGAACGGTTAGATTAATATTAGATATTGAGTCAGAATAAAATATAGCCTCTGGATATTGCATCTCCAAAAACTTACATACGGCTACCTGTAGTTTGTACTCGTTGTGGTTCATCTTTGTCTTAGCTCTATTTCCATGTTTCTAATTGGAATGCTTAAGTCATACCCACAGTCATTCATCGTAAAATCCCAATAAAGGCTTACAAAGTCTCTGAATCTTGGGTGTGACTTAAACTGTTTTACACATTTAAATCCCAAATGTCTAGAATACCATACAAGATTTCTATTGAACCTGTACATCTTCTTTAGATTCGACTGCATATATCAAGCAAGATTGAAGTCTCCAATATGGCTCGTCACCGTTAAATGATTTGTGATCGTCTGCTTCTAGTGGAACGTCAATAGACTTGTCCACATAAATAACATCACCAGGGCTTACTTGTATATCATAGTATACACCGTTTAAGTATTCTTGGTTAGGTTTACCCACGTAGCAAACCTTAATCTTTTTCTTGTTTGTTTTGGTTAGGTGATCAGGAAGCTCAAGATACTTAGATGTCAATGCTTTTTCAATTGGCTGGCACAGTACGTAACCATTCAACATAATTACATTGTATATCTTTTCGCCATCTATAACAATAGACAACTGTTCCTTTTGTTCTTTAGTTGGGGCTGTTGTGTTTACCTTCCAAAACACATCCTCTTCAGTCTTGGTCCATCTGCGCTTTGCAAGATAGATCATACTGTACGGACAGAAGAAGTATTCTTGGTCATCTAGGATAAACGCACGTTTGTCATCGCCAAACGCATTAACGTAGGCCATGTAGTGAATGATAACCTCGTCGCCAGGCCTTAACTCCATGTCGCACTTCCAGTCCATAGTGTGAGGCTTAGGCAATGGCTTGCCTGTTCTGTCTCCTATGTCTGTTGAATAACCGAAGATTAGTCTGTCTGGAACGCTAACAACCTCGCACACAACATTACTGTGTCTTTCAACAGCATAGCTAGTGTCTAATTGTAAAATCTGTCCTCCTTGTAATTTGATCTTTGAATTGTCCGCTTTTACCTTTAGCAGAACAAAATTATTTAATGGCTTTACTCTCATGTGGGTAGTATTCTTTGTAAAAATAGTCTGGCTTTAATTTTAAGTACTCGAACTTGTGTTCCTTTTTCAATCGATCACACTCATCTTTGTAGATGGTGTTGAATGCTGTAAATAGCTCCATGTAAGATAAGCCGTTCTCGTCGAACAACAATCCTAGGAACTCCATCTCAATAGGTAAGAACGTAGATATCATGATCTCCGTCTCCTTTGCAAACTTACGTTTGGTTTCTCTGTTTTGAGCATAGAACAACACCTTATAATATGGAGGCTCTATGACACCGTATATTGTTTTCATGTAATAATGTAAAAACTTATAAATCCATTTGGCCCATCTGGTGGTGGGTTGTCTTTCTTCTTTTTGGTCTTTCGTTTCTTTTTTGGGTACCCTCTATACTCGAAGCCGCTACCTTCCTTTTGCTCAATGTCTCTATCCTTTATGCGTCTGGGTCTCATCTTGGTAGTCTGAGAACACAACTATCTGATTATTAGGTACTTTGGCTATTAATTTGCCGTCAAAATAATACTCAGTGTAGGTGTCCTTATCCCTATATTGATTAAATACAAACTTAACCAATTTATCTGAAACGTGTACCTCTGCCACGATGTTTTTCTTTTTCATAGCAAAGGTTTGGTATGAAGGATTTACCAATGTATTATAACTTGACATACCTGTTTATTGGCTCTTGGTTTTTCTCCTTGTACCTTTCCATTAGCTCGCCTATAACCTGTGGGATTTTGTACGGATCAATGTCTGTCATGTCTGCTGACACTTTCACTGGCACCGCTACTCCAAGTGTAGGTATGCTGAATGTTACGCTAATTTTCCATTGGTTTGGCACCAAGTGAAAATCTTTAAGAATAGCACCCTCAGCGCTATTTACTTCAAAGTCATAAAACTTATCCAAGTCAACAAGCTCGTCGTAGATTCTCTCTGACTGATCTTTTGTGATAGGATAGATTTCTTGGCTAGAGCCATAGATTTCGTCATAGGCCATATACTCAATAGCCCATCCGTACTCCTGTTTTCTTAATTTGCCTTTCATTTTTCTATTGTTAATGTACTGTTTTTGTGAATTTTAATTTGGTCTGTAGCGTAGTGTCTCACTATTCCGCCCTCACATAAAACCACGCACCATATATCATTTTCAAATGGACCAGAGTCAGATACGTATATGGCATACCCATCCTTGCCTCCTTCTACTATTACTGGTATTGGTCTTGAAAATTCTAACATACTATACTAAATCGTCGCACCATATTGGTGTCTTTGGTCCTAAGTCTACGTTGGCAATCTTTGAGTCAAAAAAATCTAACGCCTCGTGGTGATCCATGTCACCAGATCTCATTAATATATGTATACACTTTTTAACTGAGTATATAATCCTTAACGAGTCCATCTCTATTCCCAAAACCGCCCTGTCAAATCCGTTAGCAAACACTAACTCCTCTCCTGCGTAATCAGTCATTATTTTGTCAACTAACTTCATCCGATGCAAATATACAAAAAATTTTTCATAGTAATTTTTTTTCTATGTGTTTAACAATCTCATCTACAGCCTTTAAGATTCTTCTCTTAGATGAGGTAGCTGAAAAACTTTTGGGGCTGCTGTATCCAAATATCATTGCTAGGTCTTGTTGTTTAAAGTACTTCTTATATGGTCTTTTCTTTTTGATCGTATTTTTTATCATAATATTTCTCTGGTGAAACGGCTACGTTTATTCTGTTGCATCCGCAGGTACATATACTGCTTGACGCCAAACAGTGATTAGCCATTTGTATCATCTGCTTCTTTTCTTTTTCTATTAATGACTGCGCTTTTTTAAGACAGTCGTGTAGGTCTGTTGCTGCGGTCTGAGCCTTAAGCCAGTCCACATATTCTTGCATAGTAGTTTTCATCCTGCAAAGTTAATCTCTTTCTATAGACATTATTGCAAAGCATAAAATTATAACAAGCACAAACATCGCTAATTGCTCTACGCTACTCTCCATAAGTTTCTCTGTAGTATTGTTCTGCATCTTCGTGCATTGAAATTTGATAATCTAAAAATCCATTGTCCCATCCATTTATTATTTGCTTTTTCTCCATTGCTTTGGCTTGTTGATATACAACTGTGTTTTTAATATCAATCTTAACATGGTGTTGTTCTAATTGCTCAATTAACCACTCCACTGCCGTTTGTTGTTTATTCCCCATATGTGTCTATATAATATTGTTCTCCCCAATAGTTTACATCCTCGTCGTTTAGAATGCCATCCTTTTTGCCCTCGTCATACGCCTCGATAAAGGCATCCTCTTCTCTTTGCAGGTAGTGGTTGACAAAGTCAAGTGGCAGCTTAAGCCCTCTGATCTCCAGCTCGTCTATAAAATCCTCTAGTGGTGTTGTTCTTGTTTTCATATCCACCAGGTCTCCATTTCCTGTTCCATAATTTTAAATAACAATTTAACCGCCTTATTGTGTTTAGATCTGCAAGCATCTACCAAATCAGTCGCTATGCTGATGTCGGTTTTAATCTGCTCGTAGTGAGGCATCCAATAAAAGTCACTCTGAATCCTGTCAATCAGTTTGATGCATATTTTAATTCTGCTCTCCCTGTGAAAGTTTCCATGCTCCCTGTGAAGACTCGCCATTCCCTCCAGCTTGAACTTAAGAATGTCAAGCATAAAGGAGTAATCATAGTTTCTGTCTGACCAAATAAGCCTAAACCATTTGGCCAAATTTTTGACCCCATAGAATAGGTCATAGTGGATGTAAGGCAGATCCCACTTGACCCACCTATAGACCGCCCAGTATGCGTTTTTAATTTTACTCATTCCAATCAAAGTCCTCCATAAAGATAGGAGTGTACTCCCCGACGTACGTATTAAATGTGTTGTACTCTAAATAGTCAAGAGCTTCCATCATATCAATGTTTTCTTCCTGCATTAAAATGTGAGCGCATTTGGTCCTTGAGTAAATAACCCTTAGTGTGTTTGGACATATGCCTATGATGGCATCGTCAAAGCCGTCTGCAAATAGCGGCCCTCCCTCTACGTGTCCAGCGTAGTTTTCTTCAATTAGATCCTTGATGTTCATTGTTTATATTTTTGGCTTGTTCTACTAATTCTTGAAAGTCTTCTTCATAACCCTCTATGCAAAGAAAACCATTTTCTTCCAGCTGTTCTATCAGCCAGTCTATTCTATCATTTGTATTCATATATGCATTTTTTACAGTAACTTGGCACCAATAATTCTGGGCTTTCTTTCAACATCTTAAGTTGAAACTTAGACAGTTCTTTGTGATTATGAATCACCTTCCCGCATCGGCTGCAAAAAACCGTATACTCCCCGTCCTTATATTCAAAGCTGATTTCTCTCATTTGTCCCCGTGTGTTTTGTTGTCATAGCTCAATAACCCAATTAAGAAGTTGTAGTTTCTCTTCAGCAACTACCTTAGCCTCAACCAGTGCATCAAAGTAAGCATTGCTAACCATGTCAGCCTTTCCTGGATTGTCAAGATGCTTTTTAATCAAGCCCTCTATCTCCTGTAGATCAAACTTAATTTCATCCATCATACCAATAATCTGTTCTGTTGTTTTCATGTGGGAGCAAATATATATTAAAAATCCAACATATACTATACTATCTAAAAATAATTTATGTGAAGCAAACGTGAGCAAATGAAAGCAAACGGAAGCAAAACATAGCAAATTTCGCATGATAATCAAGCAGTTACGTATACCATACACCCCTTTTTACTACACCCACCCCCTGTTTTACATAACCCACCCACCCCATTTAAGTTATCAACAGCCCATTTGGCAAAAAGTTGTCTCCACCGTGTGGCAAGGAAAGCCTATGCTGGATTATTAGCACCTAAGTTATTCACAAAAGGGGTATGTACCGAATGCAATAACCTAGATCTAAGTGTGCTGGTGGGGTGGTTTAACTGTGTTGGAGGGGTGACATAGATGATCCGCCTACATTTTAACCCCATGATAATCAACAAGTTACGATAGCACCCACCCCTTTGCAGTTTTGCAAATGCGATGCATACTCAAGCCTTGCATTTGAATACCTTACACAAACAAGCCCAAAGCAAAGCGAAAGCCTTGTGGCAGTAGGGTAGGGGAGGGGAGGCAAACGGAATCAGAAAGCCCTTGGTTAACATAATGTTTATTATAAGACAGAAGTGAAAGCCTTGGCACAAGCCAATCTCCAAAGGGTTATGCCTTGCATCCCTTGAGGGAAGGGCATCTTGGAAGGGGAAAAGGCGCAAAAGCGCATGAAATCTAGGTGTTTTAAGTGAAAGAATATGGTTTCCCTCCCCTTATTTTCTCCATGCCTCAAAATCAGCCAAAAAAACGGACATCTCTTATGCCTTTATCGTATATTTGCAAGCAATACACCAAGAAACAATGGGAAAACGAAGCACCAAACAATTGGCCTATCTATCTGAACACCTTGGAAAGTTTAAGCCCTCCGCTGATATTACAAGCCCTCTGAGTCAATTGGATGCTGATGCCCTCCTATCGCTTATCCCCTTATCCCTTATCATGAATAGCCCTAGGGTTCGTGTGGAGGCTTCTAGGCAACGAGAACACATGAATAGGGTTGAGGTGGGCATACGCTATGGCAAAGAGTCTCTAGCCTTCGGATATCTCATAGGAATAGCATACAATCATCTCAAGGATGCACGGGAGAAGGTTGTAGGGCTTAGGGGCTTGAATGACCTTCAGTTCGATATGCTTGTCAATTGTTGGGTGTTAGCGCAGTTAAGCCATGTGTTTAAGGCCTCTCAGTTAATGAAACACACGGGCAATAAGAAGCATTTTTATAAGGTGTTTAAGGAATTGGTTAGCCTTGGCTTTCTTAGGCACCTCTCAGCGTCTGAGGTACACGATTTGACAGGGCTTATAGTCCCTTCTCATATGCTTAATGCTAAGTACTATTGTTTAACTCGTGAAACTGATAAGATTTTTGATGAGTTTAACCTAATGTTTACAAGGGTTTACAAGGATTTTACTCGCAATTCATGGCTAAATGACCTAGAGGCCTTGTAAAATCAAGGGTTTGCGGAGTTTTTGAACACATTTACTAGGGGTTTTGTTGGGATTTTTTCAAAACGGCTATTTTTTATATTTTTGGGGTGTTTTTTTACCCTCAATTTTAGGCTGTTTTTAGGCCTTAATCCCTTGGGAGACTAAGAACTTACAATTTTAAAATGCTTCAAACCCAATAAAATGAAAAAAACGGGCTTGATTTTCAGTTAGTTACAAATTATTTTTCACAAATATTTTTTTATATGATTTTTATGCATTTGTTTTGCCCTCAGTTCTGACACACTAACGGGCGGTTACTTATCATAATCATACCCGTACCATCGAAAGCCTCATATGTTTACATATGTTGCGAATAAGTGGGTGGCCATGCCGACCGAAAAGCACGCTGTGAAGCGAGCGAGGGGAACAAGTTGAGCGGACAGAAAAGACAGCGATTGTGCTGTGCATAGTCTTGACTTCCAAGTAGGGTGTAAAATAGAAGCGATTCTAGAGGCGAAGAGTTCTTTGACATACAGCGAAAGCGACAGCGACAGCACTAAGTAGTAGGGCATGATATAACCCCGAAGCGAAGGCACTAACAACGACTAATATAGCATGGATGGTCAGCAATTGCCCACAAGGGATTGCTAGAGGGTTCGACTCCTTCTCATGTCTACCAAACTTTAATCAAACAATATCATGAAACAAAAAACAAACGACCAAGCAATCAAATCTTTATTAAAAGACTTAGACCTTATGGAATTGGCTATTCTTAGAGAGCGCCTATTGACCATCAGTGACATGACTAGACAAAGCCTCAAGCAAGACTCAGATGCATGGAACAACGGCTTAGTTGCCCCTAGCATTTATGAGGGCTTATGTGACAAAGTATACAAGCACCTAGGATTTAACGATTAATCACCCAAGGCGTATTGGATGTAACGGGGTTCGATTCCCCGTACGCCTTCTAACTTTATTTTATTATGTATACACAAGAATTTTTTGACGATGTCGAGTTTACACCAATCTACATGAATAGCGGTATTGGTGGCTACGAATGTTGGGGCTTCAAAGGTTATGACCACGGAGTTAACTATGTAGATGAGTTAATGTGGGATGAGTCTCGCTATAGCGCCGAGGAGAACCAAGCGATATACGAATATGTACGCGACAATTTTAACACTATAGTAAAAAATCAATTTTAATTATGAACTACAAATCAATTCAAAAAAGACAAAAAGAGGCGGGCTTTGACACTATGCAACGCCTAATCAATGATGGCTCAGTATGGCACATGGAAGGCTCTATGGGTAGAGAGGCAATGAGACTCCTAGAGTGTGGGGCTTGTATGCTTCCAACGATACCCTTTTATGACTACTATGGCAATCGCATCCCGTCCCGTAATGACCTTAAAAAAGGCTCTAAGGGTACACTAGAAAACAGCATTCAATTTTATAGCAGACACGAAGCAATTTTATACTTTTAATCATGACAATCGACCAACACACCATCGAACAACGCGCCAAGTGGGTAGCGCTTATTGAGTCTCTAGACTCTGACCAATTAAGTTACATTTATAACACGCTATGGCGCGAGATGTACACCGACTTAAATGAGAATCCCCTTTTGGATGACCAAGCGCAATACCAAAGCATAAAAGCCTTAGATACCAAAATTAGCAAATTATTTATATCATGACACTAGACACATTTGAACACATCATGTACACCCTAGGGCATGGCGACAAAGATAGCGCCATAGCCATGTACAAAGCCCTTGACAGCCAATCTAAACTAGACTTCATTGATTGGCTAGACGCTACATACTTCTATGAGCAATTTGACAACGATGACACCGAGACACTGCCCGATACTATAGCAATGTTTCAACTAGGTTAACTGACGAGACTTCAATAGTCGAAACGGGCGTTTGCCCGTCTTAATCAACTTAAACAATTTAATTATTATGAACACAAATCAATTTCAAATCGACATGAACAACAACACACTATTCGAGCGTACACTAGATGTACTAGAGAAAACGGGCTTAAATTGGTCAGTAACCAAGGAGCCACTTGTCACCGCAGATGGCAAAACCACTGAGACCTTCGGGATGTTTCGCTCAGACTCTCAGTCATGGCTAGGCAGTGTAGGTAATCAGTACACACCCTTTCAAAATCACCAATTAGCCGAGACAATCGTACAAGCCTCCGAGGGCATTGGCAAAGTAACCACTAGCGGAGGTCAATTAGATGGTGGGCGCAAAGTATTTTTGCAAGTAGCGTTACCCGATGAGTATATCGGTAACAGCGGTGTAAAAAGAAACATTACCGCGCTTAACTCACACGATGGCTCATCGTCTATCTCATTTGGCTCTAGCAATGTGGTTGTTATCTGCCAAAACACATTCTACAAAGCGCATAAGGATTTGAGCAAGTTCAGACATACTTCAAGCGCTGAGGATAGAGTTAAACAAGCCATGCACGACTTAAGAAGGTCAATTGAACTTGACGAGGCATTGATGGTAGACTTCAAGCGCATGGCGGATGCTAAATTAGATGGCTCCATGGTCGAGTCTATTATCAACAAGATATTTGGTGTGCAAAAGGACACTAAGATAGCCGAGGTGTCAGCCGTTAAGCGTAATCAAGTGGAAGCGTTTAGCAATGCCTTAAACAAGGAAATGAACGACCATGGCGCGACTATATGGTCATTGTTTAACGCGGTTACGCGTTACACTAATCACTACGCTTCACCAAAGGGTGATGAGGCAAAGCAATCGTATATCATGGCAGGTGGTGGCTACAAAACCAATCTTATGGGCTATGACGAGTGCATGAAGTGGTTAGCGTCTCAGAGCAAATCAAAAGTATATGACTTCGTAGGCGCATAGCCTACACTAAGGTAGATGGTCTTCGGTGGGGTTCGACTCCCCACATACCTTCCAAACTTAAATTCAATTATTATGAACACAAAAACAAATCAGACATTCTTAATGTCACAAAGCGATGTAAACGCGACAGCTGTCAACACTGCAATTGCCTTATTAAAAGGTATTAATGTAGATGGCGAAACCATGGAGTATGTCCTAGAGCAAATTGGCATGACCGACCAAATGTTAAGGCAATTAATCATGAGCAATCCCGAAAGCGATACTAAGGATATCCTAAATGAAAAAATTAGCTTGACCAATGAGCAATTAGCGTCTCACAGCGTTGCGATTACTGACTCAGAGCAAGCCCTTCTAGACGAGTTAAACAACTTTATCGAGTACGCCTACAGCGATGACGATGACAGAGAGCGTATGCGCAGATGTGCCTACGACTTTGTAACTGAGGTGGTAAGAGAGCAAATTGACCAATCTGAGCCAAAGCGCATATCATTGGACATTACACAAATGCATTCTAATTTATACTTTGATATATTAAACGAGTTCAAAGAACAGCACAACTTAACTGACATTGATGCGGTTATCGATTGGAATATTGAGGCTACAATTGAAAGGGATTAATTAACAACTTAAACATTAAATATCATGAACACAAAACAAACCACACGAGAAAAATTAATCGAAGCAATCTTTGACTTTGCATCTGATGAAATCACTAAAGTAAGTGACGCTAAAAAGTACGCCATGATGAGCGAAGAGCAATTAATTGACGAACTAATTGAAATAGCGGAATACTTTAGAACCAATTAACATCCTAAGGCGTTTTGGAATAAAGGGCGGTTCGATTCCGCCCACGCCTTCAAACTTTAAATTTAATCAATATGAACACAAGAGTAATCGAAATCAACACGACAGCGTACAGCGAAGAGAATTTTTATCTATTGACTTCGCTAAGCGACGAACAAATCAAAAGCGTACTAACCCCTATCGTAAGGTCAGATGATAGAACATATGACAACTACGATTTGGTAAACGCCCTTACCTCAGCATATCCTAATGAGGTAATTGAAATGCACCTAGGATTTGACACACTATCAATTTAAACCAATCAATACAATGAAACTACAAATCACATCACAAGAAAAACAACGACTATTGGAAATCTGCTTTGCCTCCTTACAAGAGTGTGTAAATATGTGGGGGCTTCATGTCGTCCACAGCAACGGCAGTTATCAATCAGCAAAGCAACACATCCTAAGCGAGATAAGAAACGAGCAAGGCGTAGAGACATCTTACCGCCCATCTTACGAGGAGATATTAGCCCAATTGATCAATGACGGGTATACTTTAAAGTTTATTGACTTCAAAGAGGGTGAGAATAGCTTAACCTATGCTGAGTTTGACATCAATAAGTTCAATAATAATTTTGACATATGCAATCCTATCCACATTGTTAAGATATTGTCATTCGACTATACCACTAACGATGTTGACGAGGTATTACAAACATTAATCTTTGGCTCAGTACACTATGAATAGCCAAGACTTTAAAGATTGGTTGCGCTCCGACAATATAATAAGATTGGGGCGCAATCTTTATACGACACAAGATAGCCTATACAAAAATAGACTTACTAAACTAGAAGCATATCAATACTTTATTAAAGAATACAATCAATGAAAGCAGAGATTAAAATATCAGAGCAATATGGCTCAGCGCACTTTTGGACGCTGGCTATTACCACTAAAAGTAAAACCTATTCCTTTTACCTTGGGCAAGATGTAAAGTTCTGCAAAAGGGTATTAAGAATTGAACCACAAGCCTTGGTGACCATGATAGGCACCAATCAACTGCAAGAGGGTACTGAGGGCAATAAGCGTTTAGCCAATGTTATATGCGCCCTATTAGAATTAACCCCAAGCAGACTGCGAGGCATACCACCTTTAACCTTCTGCGCTGAATAATAAACAAACAACAATCAATATGAATATTACAATCAACAAAATCGAATTAGCTTCAGAGCTAGCAAACAACCGAGTGGTAGATGAGATGACCAAAGAGTCTGACATCTATTCACTACACTCAAACGGAGATACCTTCTACACTGAGGAGGCTCAAGACCTATTCAATCAGTGGTACGACTACTACTTATCAGTTATAGAATCAATTGCAGAATAATATGAACACAACACAACACAACCACGAGACACTCAAGGCCACCTTACGCTATGTGCAAATCAAGGACGGCGTCTACACACTAAATGTAACCCTAACCGATAGCCACGGAGTCCAACGAAAGTACAAGACCACGACTGCGGATGTTTATCTTATTGATAAACTGCGAGACGAGGACAACGACATTAAATGGGAGGCGAGACAGAATGCAGTAGAACTTGTATGCAAAAAGCATCAATTACCCGTGCTATTCTACTACCGAGACAATAGCCTAATCGAAGTAACTTTAGAGATATGAAATATTCAAAAAGCAATTTCATTGCCGACCAAAGTAGAGTCTTGCCAAGCGGTGAGACTCTATCTCTGATGTGGCTCAGTCAAAGCAAAATCGTAGTGAATCTACTTGATCAATACGAGGAGACTGAAATCATCTACCGAGAGCGTCATAACTTTGGGATGGATGGCGAGCTATTCGAGGGCTTTATTTTTAACGACCAATTTTATTACATAGAAAAATAAAAATTTGCATAGTAATATATAAATATTATATTTGCAATTTACCACACCAATATAAACCAATATAATGAGCAAAGTAAAATCTTATACCAACACAATGATGAGTCTGATGTCTCAGCTAAAAAGCGGAGACTCATTCCTAACCGACATATCTCCACAAGTAGTGACTGCCTATGCAAGAGCGCATAAGACAAAAGTAACTACCGAGCAGTGTGTCTTAATTAACGACTACAAAAAGGAGAACCCTGCGCTTAGCAAGGTAACTAAAGTAACAATCCTATGAGCAATTCAGAAATCTTTTACAGCATCATGTTTGTGCTTTTCTTAATCTTAGGAGTAATAGAAATCTACAACGAGAATAAGAAAAAATGATCTATAGAGTAAATGACATGGTTGAGTGGCGCTCATTCAAGGTGCTTGATAGATGGGGACGCGGTACTATTTACAAGATAGTAATTAAAAAGCGTGTGACTGAATACCATATCAAGACAAACCTTGGTGGCATACACTCAGAGATTGTCAGATACTACGAAGATATTAAACCAATTAATAATAAATAATATGTCAAGAAGTAACAACACTACAACAGACCAAGTAAAGAATCCTGCAACTCGATGGTTCGAGTGGGACTCAGACAAGAGTACAATTAAGTACTACGACAAGGAGGAGAAGAAACACATCCACCTTAAACTACCTTTCACATTCCTTGTGCTAGACCAAACGGCCACCATTACGGGCTACAATGAGCAAAGTGAAAGCGGTATCTACTCAAACGAAGTTAAGTCCACTAAGAACGACAAGTTTGTAGTGAAAGCTTTCAAGGGTGGAGTGCTAGCCAACGGCTTGTATTCAGACATTAAAGACTCAGTTAAGAGCCAAGGCGGTAAGTTCACATCCAATGTGTACATTGCCTACAAAGAAGGCAAGAGCTACGCTATTGGTTGCCTACAATTCAAGGGTGCTTCATTGCAGTCATGGTCTGACTTCTCTAAAAACCACAGAGGCTCTATCATGACAAAAGCGATCGAGATTGCATCGTTTGACAAAGGTAAGAAGGGCAAAGTAGAGTATACAACGCCAGCGTTTACCTTAAGAGATGCATCATCTGAGGCCAACGACAAAGCAGTTGAGATGGACAAAGCGTTACAAGAGTACTTCGTGTCTTACATGGGTAAACAAGAGGAGCCAAAGCATGACATCCCGACTCAGCTAGCCAAGGAATCAAAGAGCTCTATCTTTGAGGCTAATGATGTGGAGGATGATGGATTGCCATTTTAATTTAAGCAGGGATTTTAAACCATAATACAATGAAAGTTTTAAAAGTAAGGATTAAGGATTACAAAGTAATCAAGAACCTTGAGAAAGAAATCAACGGCAATAACATATTGCTATTAGGAGACAACGGAGTGGGCAAATCATCGTTCATACAATTTATTGAACTTGCCCTTGGAAAGACAAGCGACCTGCCTGAAGTAAAAACAGGAGAAGGTCAGGTGATCGTTGACAAGAACGGACAAGAGTGGACATTTAATGTCGAGTTCAAAAAGGGTAAGCCTCAGATTACTTTGGTAAGCCCTGAAGGATTTAAGGACACTCGCAAAAGCGTTATAGCCAATGTGGTGGGCGCTATGGACTTTGACATTGATGAGTTCGTACAATTGTCTGACTCAACGAGTGGTCGCAAAAAGCAGATTGAGATATACAAATCTTTCTTACCGCAGGAGATAAGAGAGTTCATGGAGTCTCAAGAAGCAAGAGTAAAGAGAGCCTACGATGAGAGAACCGAAAAGAACAGAGAGGCTAAGATGTTGGAAGGGTACATAGCTGAGCATCCGTATAAGAAAATATTCGATATGCCTGAGCGCCCCGTAGACACTAAGCAATTAACCGAGCAAATAGAATCAGCGCTTGAGCACAATAAGAAAGTGCTATCGGTGAAGGAAAGATTAGCCCAACGCCAGAGCGAAGTGCTGATTTTAAATGCTCAGATTAAAGAGTTGGAAGACAAGCGTAAGGAATTGGAGAAGATGAATGAGAGCGCTAACGATTGGTTGGTATCTAATTCAGAGATTGATGTGTCAACATTGATGGCTCAGAAGGATGGTGCTTACGAGATTAACTCAGCGTTTGAAAAGCGTGATGACTTCTTAAAGCAACAAGCCATGCTTGAGTCCTTGAAGTCTGATAGCGGTGAGCTGACTGCATTCATTGAATCAAGTAAGCAAGCGATCGAGGATGCAATTAGGGATTGTGATGTGCCCGTCGAGGGTCTTACCTTTGACGAGGATAGCTTAATCTACAACGGCATTCCCGTTACTACCCACAACCTATCATCATCTGAGATTATGCATTTAGGATGCAAGCTAAAGATGGCTGAGAACAAAGACCTTGGTATTCTATTCATACAAAGAGGCGAGTCCTTGGGAGCTAAGAGGCTTAAGGAAATACAAGAGATGGCTCAGAAGTATGACTGGCAAATTATCATGGAGCAGGTTGACAGAGGCAATGAGAAATTAACAATCGAAATAATGCAATGAGTAACATAGCACAACTTCAGACCAAAACGATTGACTATTGCAGTGCAGTAGGCATCAATCCAATCGAGTTCGCCAAGTGGTTGAACTACATTAGACAAGAAAATCAAACCAATTATTTAACCAATTTAAACAATGACAACAAAAGCAGATTACCAAAAAAACACTAAGACTTACAGAGATGCATTAGTCTTAACCAAATTACTTAGAGACCACTTCTTAAAAGTTAACGGCTTTGAAGTAGCCGAGATTAGCAAGTTCATGAAACAAAACAATGTAAACAACAATGTGTTTTATTACATGGCTAGCGCTGGCTTTCTTACCAAGATTACTAGAGGCGTGTACAAAGTTAATAGCAATGACTTCTTTGCTTTAGAGGATAGAGAGATTGCAAGCCGAGTAGACAAAGAATCGATCAAGGTGAGACAGCAGTTAAGAGAGGCCATCGAGGCTAAGTCAAAGGCTAATACAAAGGCCAATGCCATGGACTTTGATAGAGCAGTTCAGATTATTAAAGCGATGGGTGGCAAGGTATTAATGCCGACATCAGAATACAAGGAGGTGTAATATGTTTTCAAGGATAGTAGCCTTTTTCAATACCACCAAAGAGAGTGGCGCAAAGCTTCAAGAGAATGTAGCGAAAGCTATGGCTCAGCGTAAAATCATCCTTCAGTTATTCCAAGACAACCCAAACAAAATGTTCACGGGGTCTATGGTTCAAAAGGAGACTGGGTATTTAATCGTTAGCTGTAGGCGAGTGATTACACTATTAAACCAACAAGGCGAGATAGTGAGAGTAGGCAAGCAACTATGCCCCGAAACAAATAGCAACGAGTATACCTATGTATACCGAGCAAAAAATTCTTAGGCACATATAAGGATTCATAATTGAAAGTTTAAGTTGCAAGGGGGATGATGTGCCATCCCCTTTTTTTACCACTATGAAAAAGTTCACAATAAAATTAGATACATATAAATATATACAAGACCTAAGCGACCAAGAGTTAGGCCAGCTATTTAGATCGTTGTACGATTATCATATCAATGATGTGACCATAGCCCCAAGTGGACTAAAGATATTGCATACGATGTTTGTGGATGGGTTTGAGAAGGACAAGCTTAAGTCTGAAAAGATGAGGGACAATGGCCTTAAGAACACTAAGCAAACCAAAGCAAAAGAAAGCAAAAGTAAGCAAAATCAGAATGATAATCAGCGAGTTACGATAGAGCAGAGACGACAAACATTTGCCGAAGGGCTTAAGACTTATGTCGATAAGTACGGCAGGGATATGCTGAATGACTTTTACAGATACTGGTCAGAGCCTAACCAAAGCAATACAAAACTAAAGTTTGAGATGGAGAAGACTTGGGCGCTAAACTTAAGGCTTGAGACATGGGCAAACAGGAATAAACAATTCGGGAACAACAAACCACAAGAGAGAGAAATTATAATACCAAAGATATGACAGATTACGATTACATAAACCCAGAGCATTACAAACAAAACAATAAAGAAGTATGGCAAATGATGGTTGACATATGGGGTGCTGAAGCCTTTAAACTACACTGCCAAATGTGTGCCTTCAAGTATAGAATGAGACTAGGGAGCAAGCCCGATCAACCCGTAGAGCAGGATTTAAAAAAGGCTCAGTGGTATGAGGCTAAGGTAAAGGAGCTAAGCAGAAACGATCAAGAGTACAGAGAGCTATGAAACCACAGCCATGGGATGCAGATATTAAGGAGCTAGAGATATTCTTTAAGACCCACAAGCTACCGAAGGGTAGTATAAAACTAACAGAGCAGGTGATTATAACCGATGTATTACAATTTCTTAAAAGCCACTTTGCAATAGTCAGAGAGCACAATGGGAACGAACGATACAGACCTTACTTAATGAGACTACAACAACTTAAAAATTTATGAATATACAACCACAAGCAATTGAAGTTGAGAAGGTCATCCTTGGCGCTCTGATGCTAGAAAAGAATGCAGTAGACAAGGTGCCAATGCTCAGACCAGAACACTTCTACGACCAGAGCAACGGCTATGTTTACCAAGCAGTTTTAGATCTAGCAGTTGAAAGCAGTCCAATAGATATACTGACCGTCAGTCAACAACTTAAAAAGAATAAGACATTGGATGCAATAGGTGGCATGGCTTACCTTGCTCAGCTGACAGCCAAGATAACATCAACGGCCAACATAGAATACCACTCAGCCCTAGTAATACAGAAGTATAACCTAAGGGAAATTATAAGGGTGTCTAGCTTGGCAGCTGATATGGCATTTAATGAGAACGCTGACCCGTTTGACATCCAAGCCACAATGCTTACCGATCTTGAGAAGACTCAGCTAAAAGGATCGGGGGAGGCGGTGTCATTATCTAAGGCAGCCCTTGATTACATTAAGGAATTGGAGACCATACAGGCCTCAGATAAATTGATCACGGGCATTGACACTGGCTACCATAAGATTAATCAGATTACAAACGGATGGCACGCCCCTAACTTGATCATCATGGCAGGGAGGCCAGGCACGGGCAAGACAGCATCAGCGCTAAACTTTACCTACAATATTATTGCTCAGAAAATACCCGTTGCATTCTTTTCTTTAGAGATGTCAACAAGGGAATTGATGGGTAGGCTGTTATCGATTTCAGCAGGCATTGGCTCAGAGAAACTAAGGAACGCTGACCTTGGTGAGAAGCAGTGGCAAGCCATACACAAACAAAACTTTAACCTGCCTTTATACATAGACGATACCTCTGGCTTATCAGTGCTTGAGTTTAAGGCTAAGGCTAGAAGGATGGTGAGAAAGTTTGGGGTGAAGTTTATAGTGGTTGATTATGTTCAGCTGATGACTGCCAATGTAAAAGGCAATCGTGAGCAGGAAGTATCCTTTATAAGCAGAACACTCAAGATGGTAGCCAAGGAATTGAATGTGCCGATACTAGCCCTTGCTCAGCTGTCAAGGGATGTAGAGAAGAGAAACAATGGCAAGCCGAGGCTAAGTGACCTTAGGGAGTCTGGTAGCTTAGAGCAGGATGCTGACATAGTTATATTCCTATACGACGAGAACGCTGATGACAAGAGCGTGCAAACAACCAAGATAGAATTTATATGGGCTAAGCATAGAAACGGAGCTTGCCTGTCAACAGATTTAGAATTTAATAAACCAACACAAAAATTTACAAGTATATTATGAAAAAATTAGAAGAATTGAGAATTGAGAACATGAGATTGAGACAAGAGTTAATGATCTTAAGAAGACGAATGCAGGGAGTAAACATATTCCCATCCCCACTGAGAAGATTTTCTGATGCTGAGATAGCTAAGGAAGTAATCTGCGAGTTCTTTGGGATTAACATAGACACTAAGACCAGAAAGTCTGACTATGTAAGGGCTAGATATATGTACTTTTATTGGGTAAGAAACAATACTCACATGAGTCTAGCAGAGATTGGCAAGTCCTTAAACCTTATGCAAGACCACTCAACAATTGTAAATGCAGTTAGAAAGCATTGTGACGACTACGATACAAACAAAGTTTACCGTGATCAATACGACAAGTTAGTTACCATGATAGAGGAGCACATTATTGAGCATCAAAAACAATTTGGAATGCCAGTCATGGAATCACCAGCACTACAACAAGAGTTAGCAGTATGAAAACAATAGCAGATATACAACGAGACATTGACGAGTTAATATCAGAGTTGAGCAATCCTCTGGTAGATGACAAGGACAAAAAGAAGGGAGTAGGCAGGCTTACTACCTTGAGAGAAATGAAGATGTACATGGAGACCGATCCAAGAGAGCAGTTTATCCTAGATGAGATCGAACAGCACGAGGCTTACATAGACAAGTGCAACGAGGCTTGGGAGACCAAGTTTACTAAGGATAAGATGGAGAAGTTACCGTCTGCTAGCATATCCAAGATGAAACGAGAGTTCTTTAAAGACCTTGGAATCGAGGCTAGCAAGATTAAGATTAAAAATTTAAGGTATTTAATTAGTTAATATTTTACATAATATAATTTTTTATTATTATATTTGCAATTAAATATGAAAAAGTCGCAACTCAATGAAACACAACCTATTATAAATGAAATACTTAGTAAGTTGAAGGCCAAGCATACCCATGCGAACGTTCACATCTATGGGGATGTGGTAGATTTCTACTATGGCCAACACTTACAAAGTATCGTTGAGGTAAGTTACATTGAGTTGCATGAGGCTTTGTTAAACAAAACAATCCCTAATAAAATTACTAAATTACTATGACTAACGAAAGAAGGCCAAGCGATGACTTGCAGCCAGGCGAGCACGACCACGAAACAAACTTCGTTAACATACCTACGACATTCAACTATACTGTTTGGTATGTGGATGCGGCAGGTAACGACAAGTCTATGTCAGTGGTTGCTAGCTACGATGAGCAAGCCAAGTGGAGCGCAATTAGATCAACCGATGACATGAGATATGTCATTAGAGTAGACAAAGGAGCACCAATCAAATGAGAGTATCAGTATACAGACCAGCTGTCTTTGACGACGAGGGCGAGCAGTTAGACCCAGAAGGATGGGATGACTTAACCTTTATTGATTGGGGCTTAACTCCAGTCTCTAAGCAAGACAGTAACGGTGAGTGGAGATACCACTCTCAGACCATAGCACTTTGCAGGGATAACAGAGGCAAGGTGTTTTTGGTAGACCCAGAGTTCATTACATTTGTAGATAAAGATTAATTATGTTTGACACAATAGACGAGCCAGATAGTTTGTACGAATCAATTTACTTGTTAGAAGATTTTATTAACGATCATTTTGATGAGTGCGACTCTAATATCAAAGAGGAGGTTGTCAGTATTTTAGAGAACCTTAAGGATGAAGTACGAGAAGCAGAAAATAGTAATCAGTTTAATTACATGGTAACTATTGCTCACAATAAGGTAGTAGACATATTTAATAGATATGTAGACATTACCCAACCCCCTTCCCATTAGAACAGGGCCAATAGGAATCTTGTAAGGGTGCACACCTGCAAGGTGAATTGGGTGTTGCCACTTTAGCTCAGCTGGTAGAGCAACTGATTTGTAATCAGTTTGTCGTTAGTTCGATTCTAACAAGTGGCTCAAATAAAAAAGCCCCAACATCTAGTGAAGGGGCTTAATTTTTCTAATCAAATCAAGGATTAGGTGTTAGCAGCTGTTACTACAGCAGCTTGGTTGATAGTTACTTGATAGTCATTAGTGCTACCAGAAGCTTTAGTGTCAAATAAGTAAATAGTTGACAAAGCAGTAGCGATACCTTTAGACTCAGCAGTTACTTCTTTGATTTGAGAAACAGGGATAGCGATGGTAAAAGACGTTCTAGCGATACCATTCTTTCCTACAGCGGTTACAGTGATTAAATTTGCCATGACACAAAGATAGACATAGGATAGTCAAGTTGTTTAAAATTTATTAAAATATATCTTACTATGCAAAAGATTATTAGTATCTTTGCAGGTATGGCAAATCTAAGAGAATTGAACCTTAAGAACTTTGTTGATATTCAGCCACTTACGGTTTTTAACGACGAACAAATAAAGAGAATAGCTCTATCAAGAAGCTTGACTGAGGCTGAAGTTAAAAAAGTTTTAGCTTATAATATAATTACATTTCCACAATTAGCATTGATCACTGGTGTATCTGAGGGTCAGCTAAGGAATGCATCCGTACCATCCGTTAAAAGAAATGGTGTCGCTTCGTGTTGGTTTACCTTGTGTAACCCTTTCCCAGATGAGAAGAAGGGCAAGCTGTTTATATTGGTAAATGATAAGTGTGTTGAGTATATTAAACGCTACACTAACGCATAAGGCTCCAGCCCTTATATTTAAACGACCAAACATCGTGCTTTTTGCCTTTGTTTAAAATAGCATGGATCAAGCTTCTGCTGATGCCTGTATGTTTACAGCATTCTTCTTGAGTTCTAAATTCCATAGTTTGATTTGTTACTAAATTATGGGCCAATAAAATTTGTCCTTTGTTGGTTGTTTTCTTTCTAGCTGCTGTGGCATCTATGTGTTTAAATGTATCTTCTTTGTACTGCCATTTAAAACCATTTGCAGTAATTTGTTTTTTCCTGCAACATTTAACAATATTTGTCCTTAGGTATCCAGTAGCTGTCTCTATGTCTTGTGGCTGCCTCCATTCTTTTATTACCTCATTAGTGTTAATGTCAATTTGGAGAATTGGTATTTGTCTTATTTTTTTCGCATTAAAATCTATGCCCCCAACAGACCTATTGCATAGTATACCATTTGCATCATACTCCATTCTACCATACTTTAATATCAATTCTTTTTCAATTTCATGAGCTTCCGCTAATGTTTGATATGTCCCGTGTATAGATATAAAATATCCTTGTGATGCTATTTGTTTCCAATAATATGGCCTCTTAGCAAATGCGTGCGCTCTTTCATAGGTAGTGCGAAAGCCTTTTGATCTTGACTCATTTATCCTAGCAACGCCAACGTAAAAAGGAGTCATGTCTGATTTTGTGTGAATATAAACGTAATACATAATTAATTGATGCAAATATACACCATTTAATCATATATTCATCATTTAACATATAATTTTCTCAACATTTCAATCTTTCTTATCTTAAAGATTTCGTATTGATCTTGGAATCTATGCTCTTCTGGGGTGCCTAGGAGTATATTACGCTTATCCAATCTAAGCGATGGGCTACGACCCTTATTTATTACATGAAGGAATTGACAGACCCACATTTTCATATTTGTTTTGTCGTATGGTAAGGGCTTGCCAGATAACTCAGACACGTGAGGTCTTTCCTCCCATATCTCGTTGAATATATCTATCTCTGTTTTACCGTTAAGTGTTTCTATTGTTTCTTGCTTGATAGGAGCCTTAGGCTTCTTATCCTTCCTAAGCCTTTGATGGATCTTGCAGTAACCCCTTGAAAACACTGGGTAGTTACACTCTTCGACGGTACACTTCTTTGCCATATTGTTTACTAAAAGAAAACCCCTCGATGTGAGTCAAGGGGGATTTCTAGCCATGATACAATGAAAAAAACAGGAGATTTCAAAGTTAACAATTTAATTAATAGGTTGTTATAACTCTGTATTGTTTTCTTTTTTATCCCAACGTTTCTTGAGTCTGTTTACAACATATGCGCTTAGGATCGACATAGTGAAACTGACGATGTATTTAATGATCTCGTTAGTCCAATCTATTGTCTGCATCATAAGGAAGCAACTGCTGAAGGCCATCAATCCCTCGTAATCGTGTAATTTATTTATGAGAATGTCTTTCATTATAGTATATTCCAAGTGGTCAAGAAGGCCACAACTTCTTCTAGTATGTTAAATAATTTCTTTTTCATAATCACTCATTAATCGGTGTCGGTGGAATTGGTGGTATGTACTCAACAAACGGACAATCTAAAATCCACGCCCATTCGGAATTAGTTACGATTACGATGTCATCAGCTGACAAGAAAGTAAACCAATCTGCGTTAATATCTTGCACACAGTTGAAGTACTGGTCAGGGGCGTACATTACACCTTGAATTGAATCTTTTTGATTTATAGTTAATTTATATCCGTCCATAGTTTATATATTT